AGTCTCCTGCATCCGTCCTGATCTCCGGCTCCGGAATGCTCTGAATCCCCTGCTCAGCCTTGAGCCTTGCAATTTCTTCTTTTTTGCAGTTATCATCCAGACTGTCACCATATAATTCCTCCACACAGCGCTCAATGCTCATGATTCCGCTCTGCTTTGCCTTACCAACTGTTTCCACCTGAGATTCAAATGAAGGATTGGCATATTCTCCAAATGGGAGATTTACCTCTACACTTTCCACTGCCTCATTCTTCATCAGGTGATATGCGTTGATACACATGGATACTACCTGTGGCAATACTGTCTGAAGAGTTTCCACGATAATGTTTCTTGTGTACAGCGTTGTTTTTTCCTTTTCACGCTGCGCTTCTGCATTATCCAGTTTTTTTACATCAATCCCCAGTGTAGAAGGACTGATGATCCCCTGCAGGCAAAGGTCCAGTGCCGTACAGTAGGAAGCCTGATAGCTGTCATGAGGAATGCTCGGCTGGTCTGTACTGATTACGTTTTTCTGCCCTTCGCGCTGGTCTCCTTCTGCTGCAAAATATCTGTTATCGAACGGATTCGGTGTTATCGCAGCTCCTGTTTCCGGATCCTTCGGAACCAGACAGTCCGGAATATATGTTTTGGCTCTTCCTGCTCTCAGCGCATCCATCCACTGGCTCCATACTTCATCCAGCGCATCATAGCTGTCCACCTTTTCGTCAAAGATACTTCCGCCACGTCCTTCATATTTTGCCGACTTATAGAACATCATAGGCACCGCCAGCATAACGCTTTTATCGAAGGTCACATCTTCCAGTGAATTGGTTATCTGTAGTGTAGTCAGCGGAACCTGTCTGTTATCCAGATACAGTTCGTTTTTTACATACCCATATCCATATACCTCATTGAGCACATATGTCTTTCCTCCTCCGCTGTATGGTGTCTTAAATATCACTTCCCGGACCTTGTCCTTTTTCCGTATGATTTCTACACGATCCCCGGCATACCATTCTAAAATCGGATACTCACTGACTTCTGTATCAATGGACACTTTAAAAGCCCCGTCTCCGATATACAGCGCTTCTTTGATTGCATCCTCTACCTTATCGGCAAAGTTATTATTCTCAGGCTTTGCAATGTCTTTCCATATCTGTTTCTGCTTTTCGTTCTCTGAGGAAAATTCAAATTCCCCCATATCTGGAAGGACTACTGCTGCCAGAGTTCTCACCGTAAGCGCCGGAACACCTGTGTGGATCTTGCGCATTTCCAGCCCCGGTGTACTCTTGCTGGACCAGAATTTATATTTATCTGCATATTCCGCATTCTGCTCATAGAACTGCTCCAGTTCGTTGCTGTCACCACGATACCAGATGCGGTTTCGGATCGCATTCCCCTCGAAGTCCATCATCTCATTGATATTGAACACATAGGGATTCGCCGGAGAAACATTCAGCCAGCTCCGTATACCTCTTTTGATATTCTCATTTATCTTTTCCATCAGGTTCACCTCTGTTTATCCTCCTCGAATCCAATCATATTCCGGTATGGAATCCATCCGTACTGGTTTGCATTGATCGTATGGTCGTTCTTATCCTCCGGTACCGGAACATCCTCTTCCTCGTCCCATGAATAGCGCTCCAATTCCGAGATATGGTTTGTACAATCCTCAACTACCAGATAGCAGTCCTGCTGGATCCATCCCAGCTGTAAATTGATACGGTCCAGTATTGTTACCTTCTTATAGGATTCAATGAAATTGTAAAGGCACCCATGCAGGCGCTTATACTTCCGAAGTTCTGTTATTGTCGCCGCATCCGCGCAGTCAACAAAGGATTCTTTTGCAAATCCCCATTCCGATCTGCATCTATCCAGAAAAGCTATAAACTTTACCGTTGTGTCAGATGGTGCCAACGGCACACTGAGATCAGCATTGCTATACACCATTTCAGCCAGTGTGATCAGCTTGCGGTCATCCGTAATGCCCTGGAAGATCATTGCAATGGTATCCGGAGATTTTGAGGAATATGATGTATCCAGTCCGGCCGTAAACTTCCTGAAACGGATCTTCCCATCTGCAATCTGTTTCTTCACCCATGCAGCAGTAACAACATGTTTCTTTCTGACAAAGTTGGAGAATACCAACCCTGTCGCTTTTCCGCGGAGACCCTGGATCTTATTTTTCCAGATCTTTGTTCCCTTCGGTGTGTTTTGCAGGATCATCTGCAGTTTATCCGGTGGAAGGCCTGCATTGTCTTTAAAAGAAAAGAACCAATGGATCCATCCGTCCTTTGGCTCTTCTTTCAGTTCCTCTATGATTTCCTGTGGTGTCTCATCCTTCCATTCCGGAAGAGGACGTGCACAGTTGATATATTCTTTGTACACCGGCAGTCCCGGATCGTCTGGGTTTAGTGTTGCCATCAGATAATCACATCTCATGGATGCTTCTCTGACAAAATCTATGTCTGCGGTATTTACTTCATCTATGTACAGACAGCCATATTGTCCACCCAGGGCCTTCTTCCACTTTCTCTTGTTACCGTAGCCCAGCACATAAATGACTTTATCTCCCCTGCCAGTATGCAGAATCAGATGTGGAATCTTATCGTCTTTGGTTCCACTGCCGTTATATTCCACCAGAATGCCAAAATCATCCAGTATACCAAGGTCTTTGTTGATGATGTTCTTCTCAGCAGTTCCGGTGTCATCCGCAGCAATGATGTGAAGCTTCTTGGGGCTTTCTGCCACCTTAAGCATAAACTTGAAGATTCCTACCGTCGTCTTACCTGCTGCCGTGGTTCCTTCCAGAAATTCCACCGGAGCATCGCATTTCAGGAATGCTTTGTATTTCTCTGACAGCAGGAGTTTACTTGCGCTCATTACCCATCACCACGCATCTGTCTGATCAGGTCATCCAGTTTACTCTGTTCGGATTTAAGTTCTCCGGAGATCTGGACATCCTGTTTGTCTCTCCATTTATCCGGTTTTCGGTTCTTTAACCAGAATATCTGGGCTGTGGTATCCGGCTCTACTTCTTTTACTTTTCGTTCCACAAGCATTTCTTTTGTTTTGGGAAACTTCTCTCTTACAAGCATCAGCTCATCATCTGTTGCCTCCGGATGCTCCAGTTTGTAGCGATTCATATATTCAAATAGCTTTTGACTATATTCTTCCTGCTCCATCGGAACGCTTACATATTTGTCTTCTGTATACCGATATCCCAGTGCCCTTTTCAAGAGCGCATTTTCTACTTGCAGGTCCACAACTTCCTTTCCCCTTTTTAGGGTGTCCGAAATGTCCGGATACAATTTTTTCCATTCATTTAATGTAGACCTGGAGATTCCCATATTACCAGCGATCTGCTCTTCTGTTAGTCCATCCCTTGTCCATCCTTCCAGCTTTAGTAAGCCTTCCGGTGTCAGCCAATATTTATATTTGCCCTTTGCCATCTGCTCACCATCTCTCTAAAGTTGCACCGGTGCAACTCCACGAAAAAAGGCAACGCAGCTATCTGCATTGCCCTGTCACTAATTTATCACGATACTATATTATCACATTTGACATGCGAAATCATGCCATCTTTTACTTTAACTCCCCAATATACCTTCCAATCTGTTCTATAGTCTTAAAAACTATCCTCTTCATTTGTCTCTCACTGTACGAGGCACCACCGATTTTTAGGTAGGGAATCGGTGCTCTGAGACCTTTACTCCAGTACCTGATCCGGATTACCTTCTGTTCTTCTGGTCGAAGAGAATTATATACAAATTCCACTGCCTCAATCTCTTTCTTGATCCGTTCATGGTATACGGATGTCATCTTCAGGGCTTTTGCCTCTGTGACAGACTGTGCCTTGTCTCTTTCCTTGGCAGGATCCGACGGACGACTGCTGCCTCCCGCCGGTGATGCCATAATGTCCGATATGTACTCCTCATATTCTTTCTTTCGTTGGGGATACCTTAATAATATAGTTTCGATAATCCTCCAGCTTGCTCTGTTAATTCTTTGCATCGATGCTTTCTCCTTTCTGTTGCACCGGTGCAACTTCCGGTGCTGTTACTATGCTACTCTGTTATACTTGTGCTGCATCTCTTCGATGTCATCTATCAGGTAATACTGGACCGTCATGTCAGGCTTTGCATGACCCAGCAATTTACTCACCAGCAATACATCACCCGTCTTGCGGTATAATACGCTTGCAAATGTCTTGCGGTACACATGCACGGTTGCTGTTATCCTGGTTACTCCTCCCCGGACAGCCATTTCTTTAGCCAGCTTTTCGATGCCATACTCTTTCATTCTGTTATGCGGTGCCCGATCTGCCAAAAACAGCGGATCTGTCCCAGGCCTGTCCCCGATATAATTTCTTAATGCCATCACCGCTACTGGCGTAAGCATTCCGGTGCGGTAGGTATCCGTTTTTTCTGCGTAAATTGATACCTGCTTATTTGTCAGATCAATATCTGACACATTGAGGTAAGAGATTTCACCTACACGCATGCCGGTACAAATCATCAATTCAAACAATGCCTTTTCCTTTGGCGTTTGCAGCGCATAGCGGATAGTTTCAACTTCCTCATCTGTCAATCGTACCTTCTTTTTCTTGATCTGCTTGACCTTGTCTACTCCATCAACAATATTATTTTGGATATGTCGCTTCTTAAATGCCCAGCTGAAGAACGTGCAGAGATACCGGTATATTGTGGATTTATAATTGTGGCTGATGTGATCACGATAGGACCTTATAGCAAGATAATCTGTGATATCCTGCGCTGTCACATATTTATAATTTTTATTCACAAAGTCAAAGAATTTCTTTATGATTCCAATATAACTCCTGATAGTTCCGGCATGGAGTCCTGCTGCCACGCTGTCTACACAATACCTTTGCATTAACCACTCATTGTCATGCTCCATAGTCATAGGCAGCTGTTTGATCTCTGCCAGCTCAAAATCCTGCAACTTTACATAAAGCGTAATCTTCATCCGGTCGATCTGTTCCCTGGTCATGCTGTCACGTAATTCATAAGCTACGTCGTTGATTAAATCATTTTTAGTCATATGCGCACCTCATTTTCTCGTTGCCTAAGAAACATCCGTGTGATATGATGATCTTAAGCAGTTGAGCGGTACAGTCTACTTTGGTCGGTGGTTGTACCGCTATTATTATGTGATTGTTTGCAGTCCTTCTGCAGCTGGAATTTCAAACGGTGTATTATGTACTTATTACACTTTTACAAAATTTTCTTTTCTATCACTCCTTTCATCTTCCTAGAAAATCCCGGGAATGCCGCACAGATATGTACGACACTCCCAGATCTACCGTAGTACATACTGTACTACATTCCGAAATACTTCCGAAACCAGAAACAGTCATTCCAGTTATGTAGCCTCTCGCAAACAGGATCATTAGTATCAGCGTAATTTTTCACTGTTACTCCCTCAGCACATTCAGATTCATAGTAATCCGCTTCGCGCTCGTAGCTGTCCAGGTCTACATTACTCTCGTCGTAATTCGGATCCAGATCGTAATCATCATAATTGTTGTGTCTTCTCATTTGCATTTCCTCCCATAGGTTTTCATATTTTTGCAAGACGTATTTGTCTTACATATGGATATGTCAAAAAAAACCGTAAAGAAAAGCATTTTTTGAGAAATATTTTTATTTTTTCAATTTTTTCGTATTTTTCTTACATAAATATTGTTTAAGCTATATTTCAAAATCCATGCATAAATACTTGCCATTGTCCATCTTCCAATAATACTGTCCTATGTACCAGTCCTCGCCCAAAATTGACTGCTTACAATATTCCCCCTCTTCAATCTGTTCTTCTCCTTTCGGTTCATCAACCACATAAGCGTTTTTTATATCGCATCCATAAGCATCTACATTCTCCTGGAACCAACCAGCTATCTCTTCATCAAGCTGATTTCTCTGTTCTATTTTTTCTCTTATTTCTCTTGGAATTATCATGTTTCTCCTTTCTACTGTAAATTTCAGTTTAGATGTTCATAACACCAGACTTCCATCCTGCTTTTTTAGCCTCTTCTGAAAGAATCTCATTTTCTTCAGCTATAGCCATTTTTCTTTGTTGTTTTTCTAAACAATATATTGATAAAATTTCATCCACCAACTCATTAATACTACATAACATATCTCCGTCAACCTCTTCGGTTCGTTCTGCATCATTTAAAATATTTTTTATATCTTCTGCACATTCATGTATTTTTCTCATACAAATGCCTCCATAAATCTTAATATTTCAGTTTACTGATCCTTATCTCTTGCTATTGCTTCCCGAATCCTGTCTGCAAACAGAGCGCAGGCTTCATCTACCGATGCAATATTATCTCTTATATCCTGAGTTGGTATATCAAGTTCTTTTCCAAGTTCATAGAGTACCTCGCAGACACCATCTGTATAAGTTGCCTCCTGCGCCGATTTCTCATAATTTGAACATTCAAAAAGACTTTCAGCAATATCAAGTCCTTTGTTCAGTCCCTCCATGTAAGATCTTTCTTTTTCCGATCTAAGCTGTGACGCTCTTTCCTGTATTGCTCTTGAATCATTGATTGCTTTGAGAGCCTTGTCCGTATCAATATTTGTTGCTTTATACATTTTTTCTACCTCCATTAAATCCTAAGTTACTTTTTCAAATACTCTACGCATTTCCTGTAAACTTCCGGATCAAATTCTTTCCGCTCATGCTCATATGCGCTGTAATCTGCCGAACTGCATCCGGCAATCTGTGCCATCTTAAACATGGACACTTTTGCATCTCTTCTTAGTGCTGCAATATAGCCTGCGTACATCCCTTTGTCTCCGTTGGCTAACTGTATTCTTGCCATTTCCTGAATATCTTTCGATGCAGATGCTTCCATTATTTGCTTTATTGTGCATTCCTCGTTGTGGCAATCATAAAGACAACCGTGGATTCCATTCTTGCCATCGAAAAAGCCAACCACATATTTTGTAGGTTCCTCACAGTCATTACATTTTGCATTTATAACCATAATTTTCACCACCTTTTAACTTACCGAACTACCGAATTTTCCTCGGTAGTTCGATTTCTCCCCCGTATTACCGGGGGATTTTAACTTGCTTTTGAATTATTGAGTGGAACTAAAATAGAAACTCAAATTTTTAATTAAATTTTTCACTTTTTAACTCAAATTTTGAGTTACTATTTCACTTTTTAGTTCCTGATTTCACTTCCTACGCTTGCGCCGCCACCACCGGCAAAGCAGTCAATGATAATGTTATTTTTCATGGCATCACCCCCGGCATAAAATCAGATAATCGCATTTGTGCCATTTCTGCATCTAATCTCTTTTTGGACAAATCATAATAATGTTTGTCCAGTTCAAAGCCAACATATGGATGGTTGGTTCTGTAGCAGGCTATCAAGCTGCTGGCACTGCCTACATGTGTGTCCAAGATAATGTCTCCGGGCTTTGCATAGCGGTTCAGAAGCCATTCATATAGTGCCACTGGCTTTTGTGTAGGGTGTATACGTTTTTCATTCAACGACTTATTACCTTGCTGAATAGTTCCTTCAGTAATTGACTTTCCCTGGAACATTCCACGCCACATATACCGGAATATGTCTATCCTTTTAGTCAGACTGCAGAATGCCACCTCTGCATCCGACTGGTCAGAACCATCATTGCATTTATCCCATACAATAAGACCACCAGCCAAAGTAAAATCAAAGTAATTGCAACCCCATATAATCTGATTTTTGGATACCCGAAACAATTCCTCGAAGTATTCCCTAGAGGGTGGCTCATTGTCCCACCCTCTGTTTTCGTACTGTCCGTCCTTTACATATGTTTTTGTTCCATTTTTCTGCTTAACATATGTATTCCTATTTTTGCCACCATGCTCATGTAAGCCATACGGTGGATCCACAATCGCAAGGTCAAAGTAAGCATCCGGGAACTCTTTCATCCCATCCATGCAATCCATGTTGTAATATCCAAAATCCATTACGGCATCACCCCCGGAATATCCTCAAAACTAATCTGATTATCTCTTTCAAAAACAATCATCTCATTTTTGGCTCTCTGATAAAAGTTGCGGTCAATCTCAAATCCGAATGCACTTCTACCGACCTCTGCAGCTGCTCTTAAGGTACTTCCGCTACCACAGCAAGGATCAATCACTACATCACCGGGATCCGTAAAAATCTCTATCAGTTTTTTCAGCACCGCTACTGGCTTCTGTGCCGGATGGATTTTCGGAATATCTTTTCCGTCTTTCTCCCAATTGAACCAGTTAAAAATCATTTTCCCAGTGCCACGGATCGTCTTTCCGTCCTCGTCAACCTTTGCACCGTTCCGGAACTTCGGCAGCTTGTCACGGTAGAACACAAGAGCATATTCCGTAGCACCAACCACACGCATATTTGCCTTAAGCACCTGCGGACTGTAATTTTTTACAAATACCAACGGTATGTAATGGACGAATCCATGTTTATAGGCGGCATCAATCAGCGTAGGCATCTGTTCAAAAGAGCAGAACACAATCATGCAAGGACTTTGGCTACTTCTTCCCCTGGTAACGCTATTCTTGTCTTCCTTTTTCAGCATCTTTGAGCAGAAATGGAAATACTCATACAGATTGAAGTTGAAATCAGAATTAAATGCCGCCTTGCCTGCCAGCTTGCTTTCACCGTTCTTGTTATCCCCGCCGTTGTACCACATAGGATTACTGCCGTAAAAATTCTTGCCTACATTATACGGGACATCGGCAATGATAAGCTGTGCCGGAGGTATGGCAATTTCTTATAGTTCTGCATTGAATCTCTGTAAATCTCACATTTTAATTTTTTCATTTTTTCAAGGAGACCGCATATGCTTCACTCTGCGCAGAGTCTCGGCTCCTTTCTCTTATTTCTGTGCTAAATAGCACATGATTCCACAATCCGGGAATATTTCTGTGTTCATGTCTCCACGGTTGGGATCCAGTTCATCGAGATATAACGGCGTCCCGTCACTCTCTTTCAAAATCGAATATCCAACCAGTCGTTCCAACTGTGCCCGGCTCTCAAACACTTCCGGGAAGTCTTTTCTGATTCTGTTCCAATACCCCATACCGCCCTTGACACATCCGATGCAGTTGTTGTTCGGATATCCCAGGTCATACATCTTCGGTCGTGGAAAAGAAAACGTTCTTTCAAACAGTCCGTGAACCTCTTCCTTTGACAGATTCCGGTCAATCAGCGGAAATTCATGCTCCGCTTGTGGATTAGATTCTACCGTCCGCTCTGCCCGGTTTCGCTCTTTCAGGTCAAATCCCCAAACATAGATCAGGTCGTATTGCTTATGTTCCTGCTCCCATTGCTTACGGACACGCTTTTTCAGCCAGTTCGTACATGGGGCAAACCCGTTACCTGCGCTACGGAATCCTCCGAACGCTCGGACACATTCTTCCACACATCCATATTCCGTAGATCTAAGTACCTCGATTTCTTTTCCGATTGCCTTTTCGCAATCTCTGATAAATCTCATGCTATCCTCATGTTGATCGGCAATGTCAATGTAAATCCACTTATCAACATCTCCTGCAAGGTATCCCGCCATAAAGGATGATACTCCTGCGCTGATCCAACATACCTTTAGCTTTTCTGACATAACACCACGCTACAAATGCTGTATCGTGGATCACCATTCGTTTGCTCTACATACGCTTATCAATAAGCCTTATAGCCACGGTGTTGTAATTTTTCGGTACGCCACCCCTATTCACTGCGCACCAACCCGGTTTACCGGGCATTCGTTATTCCTTTCTTATAGTTTCTGCCTGCTCCTTGTACTGCATCCCTGCCATCTGCACCAGGTAATGCTGTAAGGCTTCTGCGACGCTGATTCGGTGCTTTACGCAGTATCTGTCAACGTAACGCT